AAAATTATTGGCCAAACTTGCCGCTATTGCTTCCCTGCCTTTGTTCAGAACAGTATTCGGAAACTCAATAATTTGCCTTTCACCCGAGGCATGATCTATGATCATTTGTACATCACCACGGGTTTTCAAGCCGGAATTAACATTCATCAAATTTCTCCTTTTTCTTCCGATCCGTTCGAATACTGTATTTTATATGAGATCGTTTCTTTTTGTTTTACAAAATCATTGAATCCTTCATCTGGCGATGACAAACTCATAACTGTTGTTCCGTTGTCTTCTGCCGTAACATTTGGACTACCAGAGCGACTAAGTTTATTGAATGTATGTTCTGGAAGATCAAATTGTTGTCCTTTAATGGTCGCCCCCTCAATTGAAAACCTGAGAATATTTACAGTTACATTTGTACCACCATTTGCAAGTGTTTTCCAATAAGCGTCTGTGCCTGACAAAGATATAGTTGTGAATCCGACTGGATTGTTGCCATCAATTGTATTGATCCAATATTTTTCTGTGCCTATTTCAATCAGGAAATTTTCTTTAAAGTGATCATTTAAAATAGGAGTCAATACTGGATTTTCTCCATTTTGTATTCCTAGTGAAGTTTCAAAATTACCACTTAATTTAAGATTAAGTCCACGATAGCTCAAATAACCTATTAGATCATCAACAACTCTTCTGCTAACAATAAGATTTACGCCATTTGAATCACCACTATTATATCCAGATATATAAAATTGGTCATCCGTCCCATTTACAAGACTTGTAATTAAATAATCATTTACGCCTATAGTCTGATAAAAATTTTCACTTGTAATGAGACTGCTTATTGGTAGGATATTTGTGTTTAAAACAGTTATTTTAGCCCTATGAGAAATTGTCAAAAATCCAGAAGTTCCTGATTCAACAGCAGTTAAATTATTATAAATTGTATATGTAAGTCCTGTGGCTGAACTTGATGGTAATGTGCTATCATATAAAAGTATAAGATTTCCATTTGGATCAACATTAAGTATCGTATATTTTATCACACCGCTATAGACTGGTATTAAAACAGTCCATGCTTGGGTTGCTGTGCCTTGATCGACATCAAATTGTGATTTTACACCCATGCTTATAAAATCTTTGGAATTATCACCAAAAATAATGAAATTATCTTGTTCAATATTACAAAGCGAAGGATAATTTGTTAAATCAATAATTGGGTCAGAAACTCTAAACGGACAGGCACAAGTGCTTAATGTTCCAGATGACTCAAATATTCGATTACAATTAGCGATTGGCTCAGATGGACTTGTTTGAAATACTATTGAGTTTCCTTCTGCTCTGTCTATTGTATATGTGCCTGCATAAGCGCCACTTAAAATTTCTAAAACCGATGTGCCATTATCATGGATGCCAATCCTTTCAAGGAATGTGGCAGGACAATAGAGAACAATTTCTGTGTTATATGCAACACCCGATATTCCCGTGCCTACAGTTGTTATATTTGATAATTGATCACGGAAAATACATTCGCTCATCGGCAAATTGTTTAGATTGCTTAAACGCATAGTCCTATTAAAATACATTTGACCTTCGCCAGAAAGTAAAAATTGTTCAATTTTTACGGTAATATATGCGTCAATTTCTTCAAATGGAGAGGCTATAAATTCATTCCATCCACCTTGAAAATTAACAGTATTTAAAACGGCATGAAATGGGGCGCTTTCTTCAAATACTTCATAGAATTCTGCTATTCTGTCGTTGGATAAATTCTCTACTTCAACATCAAGAATAAAACTGCTGCTCATACACATTGAGCATGAATCCATAAAGTTTTTATCTATATCACATGGGACTTTTGAATTTCTAATACTGCCGTTATACTCTTCCATGTTATAAATGTTTTCGCTGTAAGGGAATTCAGTTCTTACTTTCCCAAATACAAGAAAATCATGGAATGGATGTTTTGAAGTTACAATTAAATCATAAATAACATCATCATCTGTTATTCCCCTGACATTCCAATTTTTACGGGGATAATTTTGAAGCCTTTCGTCTCTGGTGTCAATAATAGGCAAAGTTCTAATATATTCATCTAAAGATTGTTCAGTAGGATTGGGAACAACAGCATATTGGTATAAAATTTTAATTATGTCGCCCTCAACAATGTTTAGTATTGTTGAAGTCCAAGTCATGGTTGTTACGCTGTCTACGGTGGTAAATGAAACATAATCTGAATAGTTATAAGTCATATCTGGTATCAGTTGAATATATTCATCAGAATCAACAGGTCTGAACCAAATCATTAGATTATTTGCATCAATAGGTGTTATAATTGTTTTTTCTAAAACGAATTCATAATTTGTGCCATCAAAAACAAAAGATTCTTGCCAAGTATAATTTGATATGACCTGCCAAAGTTGCTTCAATCTTGTAAGTTTCATGGCAGCGTGTTCAAATGACTCGCTCAATGCTCTTTTTGTTCCCTTTTCCTTAAACATGGGAATAGCACGAACAATTTGCCCACGCCAGCGTGTAGGATCGGCAGTCTTTAATTTTAAATTAAAATAATTGCTGAGATAAGGTATCAAAGATTCATGCAATGAATTTGGACTTTGTAAATCAACAATTTGATTTGCGAGATTCTCAAGTGTAGTGAATCCCATCGCAACAGCAGAATTGAATTTTTTCAAAATTTCAGGTGTGACATCATTGTCGGAAATATATAATTTAAACATTTCCGGCGTGTAGCGGTCCAGCAAAGTATCGTATTTTATAGGATTCGTAAAATGACTAGGAATGCTGGTGGTATCTTGCGTATCGCCAGCAAGACTAAATTTTATATGTGAAGATAACTGGTTGCCACCGGGAAGAGGTGTCCATGTCCAGCAAATAAAATAGTCGCCTTCTCTAGCTCCTTTAGGTTGCCAAACATACTCAAATTCTCCGACTATTGTTTTTCCATTTATAACAATCGGTGTTAAAATGTTATTGCTCTCTTGTAGAGCAGTATACCAAAATCCATCATTTCCAGCTATGCAACTTCCACAACTTAAATCATATGGCACACTAAATGTGTCATTAGTGATTTTGGTTATTTTATATTCTCCGTCTATGGGGGGATTTGAATTTGTGTTGTAAATATAAACGGTATCGCCTGTGTTCAGTCCATGTGCAACCGAAGTTATGACAGTCGGATTGGTTGCGGTGATTATCGTTATGTCGTTGCCTGTTATCCAAGCTGGATACTGTTGGTTGCCGGAAATCTGGACTGGAGTAGCTTCGTTGAAATAAAATTCATCTTTTTTTACATTACTTTCTGCTTGTTCTCTTAATGCCTTTGCCGCTGCAATTTTTTCTGGCGTTGGATCAAGACATGCCGCCTGCTCTGCTAATTCAGCCGCAGCTAATTTTTTTGGATCATAGGTAGAATCTGTATAGGCGCTGGTCTTTCCAGAGGCAAAGTTTCTCTCAACAAAGTAAATAATTATCTTATCTACCTTGTATGGCATATTGAGAAAACAACCGTTTTCATCAGGCGTATAAAGCTTGAAAACAACTGTATCTGTAATTGACGGATTATTGTTTACACTAACCTCTGGCACACATACTCCTTATTCGTATGTAAAGTTGATGAAAATTGTGTCGGGACGGATTATTTCAAAAAATCTACTTGTTACAATATTACCGCCATTGTTTGGGTCGTTGGTGCTAAAGTTAAGATCGATGCTATTTATTTCTTTTAAATCAGATAGAACTTTTGTTACATCAACTTCTCTTAGTGTGTCGCCATAATCCCAATTGCTTAGGGCAAAAAATGCATCAAGTCTTCTTTGTATTTTTACTCTGAATTCGTCTTCAAATTTTCTATATAAACGATCCATAACAACATCTACCGTTGTATCTACAAGAACAACTTGTCCATCACGAATGCAAAGAAAATCAGTAAACATTTTTACTTGGTTCATGTAATTTGTAAGTGAATTTTTCAATTCGTCAGTAGCAACTACTAAACCTGACAGGCCATCTTTTGCTAAAATGTACAAATCAATAATGTTTCCAGCGCAGCCATAGTTTCTAAGTACTGCTGTTGCTTTGCCTATTTGACCTTGGTATGGAGTTGAAAATTGATCTGCAAGGGTTTTGTAATCAAGCCCAGTAACTGCACGATTTTGTGCTCTGGCCCAAGCTGGCAATTTTGTTCTGATATCGTCTATCGTATCGCCATCATATCCAAATTCGCCCTTAGTATAATTTCTAAAAGAAACAGAAATTCCAAATGGAATGTTTGGCACATTAAATAAGCCTTCAGCCTGCACAGAACCACTTACAATGTTGCCAACTATTCCACCTCCTTGTCTATATGTAACCTGAATATTACTTCCTTGACTAGGAATTAAACCAGTTCTATTGTTACCAAAAATAACAAATGCTTGATATGTCGAATCATATTCAACACGGAATTCTCTTCTTGGTTGTGAGTCTGTGAAGTACTCAACTTGTTGCCATTGAACTCCATCTACAAATACACGGATTGAGTCAAAAATTACAGGCGTTTGATTTAGAGCTAATGTTTGATTGATTGCTCCAGTTCCATTAGTATTAAATGTTACAGTTAGTCCTTCAAGACCGATTATACTGGCATTTACAAGTGAACCAGCCGGAATAATTATATCTTGATCAAAAATTGGATTGTTTTCTGAATCTGCTGCAAAAAGTTCATAGTTAATTGAAGTTGTTCCGCTGGTAATACTTAAATCGTATGGAGTTGGTATTACAACATCTGAATTCAAAGTATTGTTTAAAGTAGCTGTAAAAAGACACCTTGATGCAATTGGCGGCTGAGGTTGAAAACCAACAAGTTTTGCCAATCTAAATGCATTCTCAAGTTCTGTTACAGTATCAATAAAAATTTCATTGGCAATCTGATCCATTTTAAAAGATAAAGTGTCAGCTAAAAAGGACCAGTTTTCTATAAGCATAATTGCAAGAGATGATTCAACAAAATCCGAAAAATCTGTGCTGAATTTTTGTCTTACAAAATCAACAAGCCTACTTTTCATTGACCAAAAATCTTGGTTTGTATAATTTAAATTGAAAATACTTGGAGTCGTAATAACTTGGCTCTGAGTATAAGGCGTAATGTCAAAAGGACAATGATTGTTTGTAGCCACTTTTTTATCTCCCCATATTATGATAGTGGCACTTGCAATGCCAATTCTTGAATTTCTTTTATATTTTCTGGATCAACAAAATTTATCTTAATGTAAAGAATATGTTCTTGTTCTGTTAAATCATCTTGATTATTTAATATACTGCTATCTATACTTGTAGTTACTTCTATATTTGTCACAGCTACTCTAGGTTCCCATTGTGAAATTGACTTGGCGATTATTTGTCGAGCTTTTAAAGCTGTAGCTGTATCATTTGGTTCAAAGAAAAGTCGGTTGAGTGGGGTTCCAAATGATGGCAACATAACTCTTTCGCCGGGATTTGTAAGCAAAAGCGTAAGCATATCTGACTTGATTTGATCAATGCCGTATTGACTAAACCAATAACCTTTTGGATTTGGTGTTGTAGGATATGGGACTCCAAGAAATCTATTCATGCGTTTCCTTGTGTATTTTCATTTTGACTTGGACACTCTTTACAAGTCTTGTTAAACGGCGACATCATAAATATGCTGGCTGGTGACGCTCTTCCTGATGTGCTTGCAAAAACACGGTCGCTGATCCTGATGCATCCTGTACAATAATCATAAACCAATACAGAACCAAAGTTCGGGCTTTCACCTCCACAACCGCCGTTGCAATTTAACGGATCATTAGCAGGAGCAGCATCTTTACCAGCTAATAGTAATATGCTATCTTTTGCATAAAATATATGACTCGTTTCACATATATTTAGATACATTTCTTGAGTAAATACAATATTATCTCTTGTGACAATTTCTTCAAGATCACTTGGATTTAATTCAGGGTCGCCAACAATTGTTACATGATTGTCATATGTTTGACAATAATAATTACCTCCAACTCTTAAAAATACTAATCCCGGTCCAGTAGGCACTTCTTGGAAACGCATGATGTGTTGTCCACGCTCGATGTTATCTTTTTGTGGACAAAAAATTTGTATGTTTTGCGATTGAGTAGTTTCCTGACTGTTATCATCATTAAACGCCATCTCCAAACCATAACCTGTTCTAATTCTAACAAAAGCTTTTTTGGCTTTAGGAATAGGATTTCCTCCTTCTCGACGACAAGGAGAACATTGCTCGTTAGCTTCATCAACCATATCAATCGTGTGATTGCTAGTACTTTGTAAATGAATACCTCTTTGATTTCCTGCGGTATTTGGTGGACATCCGACGCAATTTGGCTGTGATACTGTGTGATCATTGAGTTCAATTTTATTACCCGTAGCACTCAACAAACGAATATAATTGTATTCTCCACGAAGATTTGCTCCCTCGTCGCCTTCAGGACTTTCTACATCACTCATTTCGATTGAATGACCAGTTGCAGATTTCCAATAAGTTCTACCAACATATTTGTCATTACATCCAAAATCAAATTCTTTATCAAATGTTGGATCACCACTTGGTTCTTCAACTGAATCATCCATCAAAAATGTGTGACCCGATATGGACATAATTTGAATACCAGTTTGAGGTAAATCACATGTGTTATTTTGTGGTGTTCCCGCACCACGATATGGTCTACACTCAAATTCATTCTTGAAATATGGATTTGCTCCTACTTGGCTTCTTTTGCTAGAAGATTTATCTGTATATTTCGTTTCTTCGTGACCAGTATTTGGGTGTCCTCCAATAATTTTCTTGTTGCTTCTTTTAAATTTGCTGTTTATAAGTTGGCACCCAGTATCCTCATACTTTTTGCCTTTTTTAGGAGTTTCATCAGTAGTTTGCAAGAAAGGATTGGCTCGGCTAATTCCACCCGTTGTATCTACTATTTGTTGTTGTGTGTATTCATCTTCAACACAACTTGTAATCCCATCAATAATATTCCCGCCACATTTTGGATTTGCCCATTGTCCAGCATAATGAAGATGATCGTCTTTCATCATAATCCAGTTGCCTCGACTGGACATGATTTCGAATCGTTTCCATTTACGATTGCACTTTGGGTCGCCATCGACCATTTTAATCATGTGCTTTTCTGGTGTTTTAAATCCATAAATATGTGGATATGTGATTAACCTTTGAGCTTCGGGATTGGTTGCGAAATCGTTTACAGAATTTAAATCAAAACCATTATAATTTTCTGTATTCCAAGGAGGAAAAACTTGAGAACCATCATTGGGTCCAACTAAATAACCCGTTCTCTTTCCTTCCCAAATATCTTGAAATTCTTGATTTGGATAACCAAAATTTCTCACTTGTTGGTTGTTATTTGTTTGATTGGGAATGCTACCACGATTTCTATGCCAAACTGTTCCAATGTAATATGGACTTCCTCTATGTCCGTGTTCAAATAATAAAACAATTGTACAACCTGCTGGCGGAACCCATGTCAAACCACAGTCATCAAAACCGCCCATACTGCTAACGGCATGAGCCCAAGGAAGTTGATTTACTAAAGTGTCCGGCTGATGAAAAAGTGGTGTGTAAAACTTGATTCTATTTTGCTTCCAAATGTCAATAGTGCCAACACACAATGCAGTATATAATCCGAATTGAGTTTGAGCTTGTTCAAGCAAACGATTGGAGTCTGCTGTTTCATTCAGCATCCTGCTTGTTTCGTTATAATGACCAAGAATTTTATTTTCAAGACTTTCAAGTTTAAGCTTGAGTTTATTGAAATCTTCTTCTGAAACTAATCCCATTTTAAATCCTTACTTTATTTTGGCGGAACTGTGCTACCATCAGTTGGCTCAGATTGTTTATTGTTTTGAATAAATTGTTGAATTTCAGCGCCGCAATTATTTCCACCCATATCTTGATTAAATGTCGTATCTGCATTGGGTAAAATACATTTAAGTTTGAAAGATGTCACAAACATTCCGCCGCTAATTTGATGATTTACCTTCAATATCATGTAGTTTTTATTACTTAGTATTGAATTGCATGTTGGATCAGCAAGCCAATCTAAAGAAGATTTATTTCCATAAACCTTTGGTGTAAATGGGTTTATAAAAAGTATTGAAAATGATTTTCCTATAAGATTGAGTCCGTCTGGACCCACCGGAGAACACCATTGTGGATCACCAAATATTTTGAGTTCCGCTTCAAATGGACTTGCCCTACCAATTCCAAGAGACCTTGCAATTTTGTCTGTTTTTTTATTTCCTTGTTCAACTTGTTGAATGTGCAAGTCTGGAGGTGCGTGATCCCACAAGTTTTCCTGCACAGATACAGCAGTCATACTGCCAGCATGTTGCTCTTTTTTTTCTCCTTTAATTGGTTCTGCTCCTTGACCACTACTTGCACCGCCAGTTGCGGCACCCGTAGCTTTATCGCCAAAAATCCAATTTATCTGCGGGGTAAAACTAATTACTGGACTATCATTTCCGCCGTTCACTATAAAAGTAGCAATGCTTTGACCGCAACAATCATTTCCTTTGTTATTGTCAGTAGGGTCTTCTTTAATTATCAACTTCAAAATTGGATTATCTACTCCTGAAAATCCATCGTAAATAAAAGTAAAACTTTTTTTTGCCTGAGAATAATATGATGACAACCACGATCTAGCTGTATTGAGTTTGTCCTGTTGATTCATTCTCCAAATGCCTGCGGGACCAAAGTCACCACCTTGAGAAGCAGGAAAATTCCATTCACCGCCATCAGCACCTTGAAATTCTACTTGATCTACTTCGACTGGTACTTCTTTAAATAATTTAGTCAATGCGTCTTTTAAATTTATTTTATTGTCAGCACTACCCCAAATTTTATCTTGTACAGCATTTACTGCGAAAGGCGCTTTGATGTCTAATTTAATTTTTACATTTCCACCTTCAAAATTTAAATCTACTTTTTGAGGAAGACCATGTAATACTTTTCTGAACAAAGTGTAACAACTTCTTAATTCCGCATCGCCGCTTTCTTTTTGAATTATCCAGCCAAAATCAAACCATATTTTTTTTGTATCATCTTTTCCTTGTGTGTAAGTTTTGTTTACATATTTTAAAATTTGCAAATAACTTGCTCCTCCTGCATCTAATATTTCGATTGAACAGTTGAAACCGCTGTTATTTGCTTCGAATCCATATTCAAAATTGCTTATTACGGCAGAGTTGAATGCGCTTCTTAATGCCGTTAGACCTTGAGATTGTCTATACGAATTGATAGCTTGAATTGATCCTGCTGGCTGCGATTTATTTCCTACTGTTATATATTGACCATCAGAAAATGAAAGTTTTACATATGGGGTATAAATGTA